TGAAAATGCTTTCGTAGGTCACAACGGTGAGTACAATGAAGTATTATGGTTTTATCCTAGAACAGGATCTGACACAATTAATGCAGTAGTGGCTTATAACTATCTAGAGCAAACTTGGTGGACAGGAACACTAGATAGAACAACTTGGATTGATAGAGAAGTTTATGATAACCCTGTAGCCTCGGACTACTTACCAACGACCACGGCCAACAATGAAGTTATCTCTGGTCTAACTGATGGTGCCACTCAAATGTTTTTACATGAGACAGGAAATAATGCAGACGGTCAAGCCATGACAGCTTTCGTGAAATCAGGATCTGTAGAAATAGGTGATGGTAATGATATTCTTTTTGTACAAAAACTAATACCTGATATTCAAAATCAAGAAGGTACTTTAAATATGAATTTAGAATTCAAATATTATCCAAACAATACGACAAGTGTCATTAAGACAGCAACCTTTACCGATACTACAGAGTTTGTAAGCCTACGAGGAAGAGGAAGAGAATTCACAGTTAACGTTGTCTCTAATACAACAGGCACCGCTTGGAGACTAGGCACACAACGTTTTGATATACAACCCGATGGTAGAAGATAATGGATAATTTTATTTTCAAGAGCAAGATTGAAAATCACATTGAAATAAAAAAAAATCTTTTAGACCAAATTAATTTAATTCCTAATAATCCAATACATGAAAAACAATGCAAACTTTATCACACTGATTGGAATTTACCTGTGAATATGCATAGAGAATATAGATTTATTTTTTTCAAAGCTGTAGAAAAACATTTAGAAAATATGACATCACAGTTAGGTGCTCCTAATGTTGAAATTTCTAATTTTTGGTTTCAACAATATATTGAGAATGGCACACACGGTTGGCACACACATGCAGGATGTCATTTTTCTAACGTATATTTTTTAGAATGTTCAGAAGGAACCTCAACTCAATTTAAAGATTTTCAAGTTAGTTGTAAAGAGGGGGACATATTAAGTTTTCCTGCTTTCTTGCCTCATAAATCACCTACGATACAACAGGGGGATAGAAAAACAATAATTGCTTTTAACACAATTATAACTTTTCCTGATTAGAATATAGTTTAATATAAAAACATGGCAAAACTAATATTACAAAGATTTCCTGATCCTAGACCTGAGTACGATGCTCAACAGTCTGCTGAACTAATTCGACAATTGGAGGAAATGATACAACAATTGAACACTCAATATACACAAGACACTCAAGAGGAGTCTACAAGAAGAGCGTGGTTTTTTAGATAGATGGCTGATGTATTTAAAAGGTTTACACAAAAAGCAGCTAACACTGCAGCTATAACAATTTTTACAGTCCCTGTTGCAAATGTGGCAGCAACTCCTCCAACACCTGTTTCAACCTTTATAGTTCAAACGATAGTTCTTCATAATGATTCAGGATCCGGTACTGTTAATGCAAAAATAACACATAATAATGGTTCTACTGACGTAGAAATTAATAACATTGATGTAGCTCATGGATCTACTCAACAACTTAATGGTCCTTTTGTGTATGAGGGTGGAGACTCTTTAAAAATTCAAGCGTCTTCAACAGATCTCACCTCTGATATATCTGTATTAGAAGTCAAGCAACAGCAATAAATGATTTTAATTGAAGAGGATTTTTTAAATAAAGAAGTTTGTCAATATCTTACAAAACTATCAATAACAAAAGAAGAAGAAGCAGTTCCTTTTCGAGACATTAATATTCTTTTACTTCAAGAATATGATTTACCTTTTACAAAAAAAATAGTTTCTTATACAACTAATTTTTTAGGTAAAAGAGGTGTAACTGCCTTTCCAGAAAGAATTGAAATTACTATTTGTAAAGAAAATTCCAAACAAAATATGCATTTTGATGAAGCTAGAGAGTCAACTAATTTGACATCAATTACATATTTGAATGAAGGATATTTAGGTGGAGAAACAGCATTTGATAATGGTGTCATAATAAAGCCTAAAATAGGAAAAACTGTTTTTTTTGATGGAAAAAAATACCTACATGGGGTTAATCCTGTTACAAAAGGAAAAAGGTTCGTATTAGCTATTTGGTATACATATGATTTGGACTCAATAATTTAGCAACAACAATAAACCTATTGATTTCCTAGCTTTCTACCTATAAAAATAGAGTATGGCAAAGATTGTAGATGAACCAAAGATCCTGCGTTATGACTCGATCGATGGTAAAAAAGTTCCTGTATATAGTGCAAAAGTAGAAACAACTGTCACTAATACTAAAACAGGTCAAGAATATAATTCACATGAGGACTGTCAGGCAGATATTGACAATCCAGATACAGAAACAACAGAAGCAGATATAAGAAGAGATGTTCACGTAACAGCTCCGAATGTATTTGCTGGAGCACATACACTACCGGAGTAAAAATGTTTAAGAAGATATTCAAAGCTGCTAAAGATTTAATAAAAAGTCCTGTTGGACAAATTGGTATTGGACTACTATTACCTGGTCTAGCAGGAGTTCAAGGTGCAGGAACCATGGCAAATATAGCACGTGGTATAGGAAGTTTTGCAGCAGCGAACCCTATGTTAACACAAGCAGGTGCAGGTTTACTTGCAGGTGATAAACCTGAGAATGTTTTACGAAACGTGGCCTACGGATCACTGGCCAGAGGTATTGGTGCTATGGGTACACCTGAAGGATTTATGGGTGGAGTAAAAAGTGGTTTTGGTATGACTCCTGGTGGTATGACAGATCCAATTGTTAAAGACGTAGCTGGAGGTATTGTGGATAGCAGCACAGGTAGAATAATACCTGGCACTGAAGGTCAAGGTTTTAATATGCAAACAGTTACAGGAAATGTAAAGAAGCCGGGATTTTTAGAGGGCTTAATAAATAAAACAAAAGTTATTACAAATGCTGATGGTTCACAGCAAATAGTTCCAGTCACAGACTTTTTTGAAAAATATGGCACTTTACTAAAGCTAGGATCTGTTGGTGCAACTGTTGCAGCAGCAGCAATGTCTGATGAAGAAAGAGAAATGTTTTACGATCCAACAAAAAATCCTTATTTAAAATCTGGATCAGCCGACAAAGACTTTTATGAAGATATTAATTCCGTTTATGCAGCCACTATGAACCAAGGTGGAGTGATGGACTTTCCTGAAAAAGACGGTATGATTAATGGTCCAGGTGATGGTCAATCTGACGATATCCCTGCAATGCTCTCCGATGGCGAATTTGTAATGACGAAACAAGCAGTAATGGCTGCGGGTAATGGTAATAGAGAACAAGGTACTAAAAAAATGTATGACATGATGTATTCTTTAGAAGACAAAGCACAAAACATGGGGATAGGTAGAGTTTAATGACGCCACAAGAATTACAAGATTTAATTGCACAACAATATGGTAACGTGCTAACTGCAGGTCAGGCTTTAACGTCTAACGCTGCAGCAATTCCAACACAAACAGTTGTTTCCCCTTCAGCCGCTATTGGTCAAGCAACAAATTTAGCCGCTAACGCAGCTACAACAGGACCTGATTATTTCGGAATGGGTGTAGGAGCACTACAAGGTGCAAATGCAGCTATTAGCAATGCGATGACAACCTCAGCGCAAACAACCGGGGCCTACGATCCACAGTCCTATCAACAGTTTATGAATCCTTATCAGCAAGAAGTGATTGATAAGTATAGTCAAGAAATGCAAAGAAATTTTGATATCTCACGTCAAGGAAGAGCAGCACAAGCTTTAGGCGCAGGTGCTTTCGGTGGTGGTCGTGAAGGTGTTTTAGAAGCAGAAGCACAAAGAGGTTTTCAACAACAGTTAGGCACAGGTATAGCTGGCCTATTATCATCAGGTTTTCAAACTGCACAGCAACAAGCACAATCAGCATTTGAAAATCAACGACAAGCACAACAAGCTGCTGCAGGTTTACAACTTGCAGGTGGTGAACTGGGCACAGGTATTGGTCAATTATACGGAGGCTTTGGTGTACAAGCTCCAACAACACAAGCAAATTTAGCGACACAACTAAGTCAACTAGGTGTCACACAAACGGCTGCCGATCAACAAGCAGCACAAACTGCTTATCAAAATGCAATGTCTCAATTTCAACAGCCCTATCAACAATTATCATTTCAAGCTGGCTTACTTGGTGGTGCCGCACCATCTTTCATGCAAGCTTCAGCGCCAGGAATGGGTAATCCTCTTTTACAAGGAATAAGTGCATTAGGCGGATACGCAGGATAAGGAGGGTTCATGAGTTCTTTAGGATATGATACCCTTAGCGATTTCAAAATCGACTTAACAGTTGATCCTATTCAACCAATAAATTCTATTAGACCTCATCAAGGGGGTAAATTTTCTATATCGGAACAGCAAGAAGCACCAACTCCTGAAATGGAAGCTAATGCTGCAACCAGTATGCAACAAGCGGCACAAGAGGTTGATACAACATCTTATATGAATGCCATGGCAAATCAGTTTGCGGGTCAATATCTTCCTGTCAGAGATCAAAGAAGAGAATATGCCGATCAATACTACAAAGCTTTAGGTCTAGGTGATCGTTACAATCCTGCTGATTTTGAAGCACAGATTAGACAATCTTTAGGAGAACTTCCAAAAAGAAGTGGTTTAGATTCAACTCTTAATTTTGTCATTGATGCCTTAAATGGTAGAACACAATTTAAAGGCGTTGCAGGTGCTCTTGATGTATTAGCACAGGCCACTGGAAAAGCTTTAAGTAGAGCAGATCAAGACCAATTAAACAGAATTAATTATCAAATGAAAGTTGGAGAGCTTGCTGTTCAACAAGCACAAGATGCAAATAAAATAATTATGGAAAAAGAAGCTGATTTCTTTTTGAAGATGATGGGTTATGACAATGATGACATGACCAAATTTATGAGTTTTAATTCTGATATTTTAAAAGATGTATCCTCACACAATCTTGACGTGCAAAAAGAAAGAATAAAATCTTCTTTGAGTATGTTAAATGATTTGGATGCACCTTTAAATGTTAGCTACATTGATCCAACCGGTGCAAGACAATATGGCAGTGGTAGAATGGTTGCTTCCGAATTTGGACCACAATTAATGTTAGGTCGAGTACAACAATTAGAAGATGGAAGACAAGTACAGATTTTTGATGTGCCTATTCCTGCTGGCCCTGACGGCACTTTTAATGCAACAATTATTGGAAAAACACAACCTGGAACAGAACAAGCCACACTTGAATCATTGACACCATCAGTGCAGAAGATTACAGAAGGTGTTCAAGACTTTGCATCATTAGATGGTATTAGATCAGACATATCCAATATTTTAGTGACTGCTTCAAGTGATATTAATAAGTTAGGTTTACCTGGTAATATTCAAAGTATTATTCAAACTGCTGGCTTTAATATTGAATCTATTTTTAATGAAATTTCAAAACAATCAGGTGGAAGTGGACTAGCAGGTACCAACTTAACCAGTGGTGGTGAACAACTATACAACAAAGATTTCCTTGAGTTCGATGATTACAACGACAAAGAAACTGTCATTACTCTTACTAATCTACCAACAAATAATCCTTTTCAATCAACAACTAAAAATGTAGAGACATCCATGGCTGATTTATTTAATGAAGATTGGTTCAAAAGTCAAGGTTATGACACAAGTTATGCAGAAAACAAAGTTCGAGAAAACTTTATTATTTATGGTTTAGCCAGAGCTAACAAACCAACAGGTCGTTTGAACGTGGATGATATTAAACGTGCCAGTGATGCAATATCTATTTATGGTGCAAAAGCTCCGCAAGATGTGATCGCTGCGTTGAAAGAAGTTGATCGTAAAATTAGACAAGCTCAAGGTGGTTTACTACGTGCATATCCTGAGATTTTAACAAGAGATCCAACTTTCTCCGATCGTACAAAAACAGAAACCATTTTAAGAAACTTAGGTCTTGATCCTAAAGACTTTAATCAATATTTAAGTCAAATAAATCCAGCAGGTACAAGTCCTGAAGCGGATGCCACACAAAGTCAACAACCAGAAAATCAACAAAGAACTGTACCTAATGAATTTGATAACGAAGGTGAAGTGATAGATCTTGATGATTTATTTAGTGTATCTTCTGTAGAAGGATTAATGTAATGGAAAAAGATAACATTGTACAAATAGATTCTTTCACACCAGGAACAAAAAAAGGCAAGCCAATTACCTTAATGAAAGGTACTCCTAATCAAAAAACAATTATGTTGGAGATGCCTGGAGGTAAGATGTCTCAAAATGATTTGCTCAAGATAAAGCAAGCTTACAACTTACCTGCTGATTTAACATTTGAGGGAACTCAAGAAGTATTAAAAAAAATTGAAGCTAGTGACAAACAAATGTTACTTTCTGGAATACCTTTTGAAAAAGGAACTAAAGAATACTATGGTGAACTAGCTAATAAAACTTCTGATGTTCTGGCTCGTGAAGAGTTAATAAAAGATCCAGCAAACTTTTACTATAATCAAGCAGCAAAAGAGTTTTCGCTACCTAACTACGGTTCTTACCTTCCTTTTATAGGGCAATACTTACCGGAAGATATGAGACTACCTCAAAACTTAGTTTCTAAACCTTCTGCAGAAATGATTGGCGGTATGACTGGAGTGACAGCAGCACAGTCTGCAAAGATTATGGGTACACGAAATCCTTTTGCTTTGTTAACTCCGCAAGAATTATATGGCTCTGAACTACTTGGAACACAAGCGGGTGGTTATGCCTATGATCTTAGTAACAGAATTCTTAGAACATTATTAGATTTACCAAACCCTAGTTTGAAAGAAGCAAGCTCACAATTTTTATATGACACTATGTTAAATGCTGCATTTACAGGTGGAGCCGCTGCAATGGGACCTATCTTCAATGGTACAAAAGGATTTATTGGTAATAAAATATTTGGTGTCAGTCCTACAAAAAAGAATTTACAAAAACTTGCAGAGATATCAGACACTTACGGCATGCCCTTAGGTATCATTCAGGCTACCAATATGCCATTTTGGAGAGCGTACAGTCAAGTTATTGGTGTTCTACCATGGGTAGGTAAAGAATTTGGAACACAACAACAAGCTGTGCAAGAAGCTTCAAGACAATATTTAGGTAAATTAATGAACTCTGTAGCACCTTTACAAACAGTTTCAATGTTAGGAAAGGATTTGTCTAAGATGATGCAAAGTAATTATGAGTCTGTAAGAAATGCACAACGATATTTATATGAAAACTTTGAAGAGTATGCCAAAAAACTAAAAGGTAAAAAAGTTATAAACATAGACAATTTTAGAAAACTTGCTAATGACACTCGAGCATCTTACGAAGAAGGTATTCCCGGTCTTACTACAGGAGAACCCTTTCAGTTTCCAGGTTCAAAGTCTCAAGAATCTTTTGGAAAGTTATATGGGATGTTAGGAAAGTTAGATCCTAATATTACAATGGAACAAGCAATCACACTTCGTCAAATGTTTAATGATTTTGCAGTTAATTTTAAAACAGAATTCAAAGGTAAGATTCCAGAGAACCAAGCACAAGCTATTGGTAATTTAGCTGCGATGTTAGAAATGGATATTACTAATCTTAAAAATATAGGTAATGAAGTGGATGATGTTGTCTTTAATACTGCTTTGAAAAAACTTTCTGCTGCTAATGAATATTTTGCAGCAACCATACCTGATTATACAGGTGGAGTGGCCTCTAATGTAAAACAAGTTAATGCAAATATATTTGGTCCAGGACCTGATCAAAAATATGGCATGATGTATACAAAAGAAGTTTTTGACACTATTTTACAAAGAGCGAAAAATGATCCTGATGCAATGAGACATTTATTAGAACTATCAAAAGCAACACCTGAACAAGTACAGGCTTTTAGAAAAGCGGGTAACAAAGAGGGAGTGGTTGTTAATATAGAAACTCTTGTAAAAGATTTAGATATAAAAAGTCCAACGTATAATCAAACCATTAAAAAAGTTTTACCTATTACGAGCGTTGCACCCAATGCTGGTCAATTAAGAGTTGTAAGAAGACTCTTAGGTGATGCACTTAATGATTCAGTCAAAGGTCTTCCTGTTGGTATAACACCTAATCAATACTTAAATATTACTTCCGCAAGTCCTGATTTAATTCAAAAGCACGGTTTAAAAAAAGCAGCACCAGAAATGTTAGAATTTGGTCAAGTACGATTTGATCCACAAGCATTTGCTAAGAAGCTAGGTTTAGATAATGAAGATGGTATTGAAGTTCTTACTGAAGCATTAGAGGGCACAGGCGTAACAGTTAATGGTATAAAAGACTTTTTATCTGCAGCAGATGCCGCAGGTGCTTTCATTGTTAATGATCCTTCAACCTTCGTTACTAGAAGGATTACCTTGAGTGGTTTCAAAGGAATCATGTTAGGTTCTGCTATGGGCGCAGGCGCAGGTGGATTTATGGCTATGAATCCTATTATGACAGCATTAATGTTAAAGTATGGTTCGAAACTATTAACAAACCCTAAAGCTTTAAAAGCATTTACTGAAGTGTATACTGACGCTGTTAAGTTTCCTACGAAAGATCCTCTTACAAAGTCAAGAAGAAATGACCTCATACAATGGGCAAATGAATTCTTACCAACTGATGAAGATTTAGAAGAACAAGACTTTATGAAAGAAATTGATCAATCGATTATTAGTTTAATAGAGAATCCTCAAAGTAAATTAGAGCAGAATGCAGCTAGAGATAAACAAATTGAATTGATGACTAAAACTCCAAAAGGACGTGACTTAGATACCTTACGTGAGATTGACAAAAGAGTTACACCTGATACTCAGGAACAACGTTTTTATGATACTACTTTTCAACCTGACGTTTCACTACAACCAAATATTCCAGGAGTACAACTTGCACCACAAACTCGAAGTGATTTAGCTTTTGGAACTTTAGATGATGCCTTAGAAAGTCAAATGATGAAAAAAGGAATAGGAACACTATGATCGCTTTAGATGCTGTAACACCGTTAAGTCAATTACCGACAAAGCCATTAAAAATGAATAAGGGTGGTGCAACAAAAAAACTTGCTGAAGGTCCACCAGAAAATATAGACATACTACCAAGGTTCGAGGGCTTTGAACCAGGACCTAATCAATTTACGTTACCTGAAGAAGAAATGGTGATACCAAGTGAGCCGAAGGTTATACCTAATATACAAGGTCAAACTTTTCCTTTTCCAGTGCCTAAAGGAGTTATGCCTAGTGAACCTAACATCAGATCTGTACCTGGTGCAGATAGAATGTCAGAAGGTATAGAATTTGAAGAAAGACTCTTCAATACTCCTGCAATTGATCCTAGGGAAGTTTATCCAAGAGATCCAGATCCAGGGATCATGGGCCTCACGCCAGGGACAATGGACCCAAACCAAAATCTGCTTCTGCCACAATTATTAGAAGCTAACTTGCAAAATGTTGGGAATAATGGTATTTTTGATTTATTAGGTAAACTAGATAATGAAAAACCTGTGGGCAGTTATAACATTTAAAATTAAAAATTTATTTAAGAAAGGAGATCCCGATGAACATCAAAAGCATTGGGGGATAGGATCATGATTGATTTAACAGATGACTTGAAAGCACGAGTGCGTTTGCACGAAGGGGTACGCACCCAAATGTATTTAGACAGTTTAGGCAAAGCCACAATCGGTATAGGCCACCTTATTCAGCCTCACGAACGGACACGATACGCTGAAGGCGTAGAAATCTCCATGGAGGAAGTCGAAGAACTATTTGATATAGACCTGAATAGAGCTGCTGCGGGGGCTGATTTATTGATAGATGAATGTGTTGGACACGATTTACCTGACAATGTATCTGAAGTTATACTAGAAATGGTATTTCAATTAGGCACAAATGGTGTTCGTAAGTTCAAAAACATGTGGAAAGCCATGCGTGAAAAACGCTGGAAAGACGCCGCTACTGAGATGAAGGACTCGAGGTGGCATAAACAGACAACAAAAAGATGCGAAAGTCTTGCAGAAATAGTTGCAAAAACGAACGTATAGGAGTAGGATTCAAGCATGAGTTTACTTAGAGCAGGTTTAACAGGATTAGTTGTCGGTGCAAAAGCGGCTAAAAAAGCAATTAGTAAGATTAAACAACCTAAACTAAATCCCAAAAAAGCTAGGGATCTTGGTAATAAAGGTATGATTGGCTCTAAGATAAAAAAATCTACAACAACTATTAAAGGTATCAACCCTAGAACCAAATCACGTATTGGTAAAGGTGATATCAAGGTAGAAAACTTATCAAAAATTGTTGATGTAAAACTACCAAAAGAACCAGCAATTTTAAGAACAAACTATTTAAAAAAGTTAAGAGGTAAGAGGAAAACATAATGAAAAAGAATTTAAAACCAGTACCTGCAAAGAATAAAGGTCTAGCAAAGCTACCAAAAAAAGTTCGTAACAAAATGGGTTACATGAAAGATGGTGGTGTTGTTAGAGGAACAGCTAGAGGTGGCGGAGCAGCTACTAAAGGCTTAGGTTATAACGTAAGGCCAAACTAATGTCATATGATAAAGAAGAAGATATCTTAGAGAGAATTAGAGAGCTTCGTGGCTCAATGACCGAGGACAACGAATCAGAAGTTATGGCTGAAATCATTCAGCTTGAAGACGAACTCACAGGTGGTGATTAATGGTTCTTCCTTTAGTACCAATTGCAGCACAAATAGCTAGAGTAGTAGCAGTAAAAGGTATTAAAGCAGCAATAAAAAAGTTTGGTAAGGATGCTGTAAAAAAGAATGCTAAAAATATCCCACAATTAGTTCGTGCCAAAAAGATGAAAGCAGGAGCCAAAGAAGGCGATCGTGTAAGATCTATAAAAACACCAAAAGGTAAGTATGATAAAGATTACAAGCCGTTTTCACCATCAAAAAGTCAAGCTGGTATCAGAGCACGTCAAGCAGAAAAAAGAGCAATAGCTCGTGGAGAAAAACCTGACAGAAGGTCTACACTTGGTAGAAAAGGTTATAACTTTAATAAAGGTGGAACTGTAGCTGGTCGTTTAGCTAAACGAGGCTATGGTATATCTAGGTAATGGGCGTTGTTGGCATAGCATTAAGAGGCTTTGGTAAAGCTTTAAAAGCTGCAAAGAGAACCAAAGCAGGTAAAACTATCCGAAGAACTTTTGGCGATCCCACAAAAACTCCACAATATTTTGATAATATAACAGGTAAACCAATGAGAAAATTACCTGCCGGTCATTATAAAACTGGTGGTGGTAGAAGAATCAGAGTTGATTCTAAAGGTAAAATTTTCCACAAGAATTAAGTAATCCAACTTTTCAATTCATCACCCATCACTTGACTGGCTATGTCGACTTTGTTCTTCAAGGCAGTTAATATCTTTTCATCAACCGTTCCCTGACAAACAAAATCAACATAGGTAACCTTATTCTTCTGACCAATTCTGTGAGCACGATCCTCGCTTTGTAATCTTATCTCAAGATCATAATTGTTTGAAAAGTAC